TCTAAAAGAATATAAAAATGCTTTTCTTTATGTAGATCAACCAATTACAGAATATCAAGATTGGACTTTTGATAGTCAAAGTGGTTTTAGAAATATTGTCAAAATTAAGTGGTCTATTATTAAAAAGGTTTATCAAGAAAATAAAAATCTGTGTTGGGTGGATACTGATATTGTATTTGTTGAAAACCCAATCGAATTAATTGAAGAAAACGAAGAAGTTTTATTTCAATCAGATAGTCCAGGTTCTATTCTTTGTTCTGGATTTATGGTTTTTAATGATACTAAAGAATGTGAATCTTTGGTAAATGAATGTGGTTCAAATGAATTTGAAGATGACCAATTGATTGTAAATGAGATTGCTCTAAAAAAATATAGAGACCATATTGCAATATTGAGTCCAGACTTGTTCCCAAACGGACATGTGTATTATAATGAAGGCAAAAAAGAAAATGCTGTAATAGTTCACAATAATTGGATGGTTGGAGTTGAAGAAAAGACTAGAAGATTTAAGGAGGAAAAACTATGGTACTTATAAAAAATGATGTATTAAGACCTGCATCTATCTCACCAACATATCCTCCATATCATACTGGAGAGTATCTTGAAGAATATTTCTTTAAGAGGTGGAACGAAGAAAATATTGAAACTGATAGGCAATACATTGATGTCTTCTGGACGAATAATTTTTGCAATTCAATGTTTGCGGGACAACAGTATCAAAATATTCAAGAACAATTGAATTCTGTTTTGAATAAAGATGGGAAATATTTCACTGTATCTCAATTTGATGATGGACCTTTTGAAAAATTTCCAGAAGATACTTTAATTTTTTCTGCTGGTGGAAACCGTGAAGGAGATAATATTATTCCAATTCCTTTGATTTGTAGTTCTATTCCAAAAGAATTAATTCCTAAAAAAGAAAAAACTATTTTTGCTTCTTTTGTTGGTTCTAGAAATACTCATCCAATTCGTATAGATATGTGTAATCATCTATCTGGAAAAGAAGGATATAAAATTTCTGCTGGCAACTGGTCTACAGAAGTCCCCATAGACAACTTTAAAAGATTTCTAGACATAACTTGCTCTAGTAAATTTGGACTTGCTCCAAGAGGATATGGGAAGAGTAGTTTTAGATTATATGAAATTCTTCAACTTGGAACTGTCCCTGTTTATATTTCAGATATTCATTATCTTCCTTGGACTGATGAATTGGATTGGAATGATTTTTGTGTTCCTGTAAATGAAGATGAGATTGAGGATATTGATGCTATACTTAAATCAATAGATGATGTAGAATATAATAGACTGCTTGAAAATGGAAAAAAAGTATATGATGAATATTTTTCTCTTGAAGGAATGTTTAAAAACATTATAAAAAGATTATGAAAATAGCACTATTATCTGATTATTCTATAGATGAATATAAAAAATACGGAAAAGAAAAATTTTGGTCTACTCCTAGGGGAATATTTGATGCTTTTGTTAGTGATAAAAGAATCGCAGAAATAAGATGGTATCCAACTCCTAGTAATGATAAATCATTTGGTTTTAATCAATTAAAAAAACAATATGATTCTGGTGAATTCATTCCTGATATTATTTTATGGCAAGTTTGTGGTCCAGCACCTGATGAATTGTTTGATAAAAATAATTTTCCAAAAAGCAAATTAGTTGTTGATTGTGGAGATGAACCTCAAACATTTCATTACAATCAAAAAAGAACTAAAAATGCGGATCTTATACTAACACCAGATATAGATTGTTATTTGCATTATAAATCTTTGGGATATTGCACTATATTTACTTCACATTGGACAGATTTGAATATTTACTATCCATCTTTTACTAATTATGAACCATTTGATGTTGTTACAACAATGTATGGAGACAGAGGTGAAGTTGTTAAGTATCTTCAAGAAAAACTTGGATCTTCTTTTTATCTTAAAAATAATTTAAAAGATATTGAAAATGGAGATCTTTATAGAAATGGAAAAATAGTTTTTCAAAAAGCAAGATATGGTGAAGTTACTCGACGTATTTTTGAAGGAATGTCTTGTAAAAAATTGGTAATAACTGATAGACTCGATCCAAATAAACAATTGGAAGATATGTTTATTGAAGATGAGGAAATTGTATTATATTCTACGAAGGAAGAAGCACTTGAAAAGATACAATTTTATTTAAATAATGATCAGGAAAGAAATCGTATAGCAGAAAATGGATATAAAAAAGTGGTAGGTTGCTTTACTACAAAAAATATTGTAGAATATGTTTTAACTGGAAAGGACGAATGAAAAAAATATTACTAGTTTTTGCTGATTATAATGATCAAAGGCAAGATTTTTTCAATGAATATATGTCTCCAAGAAATCAAGAATATGCAGATAAGCATGGATTTGAGTATCTTGAGTTAAAAGAAAATTTATACAAGTATCGTGGAAGTTATACCTGGTTAAAATTTACTGTTCTTGAGCAAATGCTTGATGAAGGATATATTAAAGATGGAGATATTGTAACACATCTTGATGCTGATATGTGCGTTGCAAAAATAGATATTCCATATGAAACAACAAAATCTTTTTCATATTCTATTGATTCTGGAAATACTCATTGTATGGGATCTTTTTCTATTAAAATTAATGAATGGTCTAGACAATTAATTTCAAATATTCTTTCAGAAGATAGATATAAAGAACTTAATGATGTTGTATCTAAACATGAAAGGTTTGGGTATGTGAATAGTTTTTGGCATGAATTTCGTGAACAAGCATCTTGGTATTCTCTTGCGGGAATTAAAAGACATTCTGATGAACCATTTTGGAATTTGTCTGATTTTGGTTGGCATTCTGATAAAAATGAATGGACTGTTTATTCATTGGAAGAACTTTATGAACATGTTGAAGTTCTTCCAACTGCTTGGAATGTTACTGAACTTGAGGGGGAATCCAGTTGTGAATTTTTAATAAATAAAACACCAAAAGAAGATGTGATTATTCGTCATTTTGCTGGTGGACAACAATGGAGAAAAGAGTGGTTTGATTTATGAAAAAAGAAAAATTGACAGTAGACTTTGTAGACTTTTGGCCAAATTTTATTAAAACCGATAATTATTTTTATCATCTATTGAGTCAAGAATATGAAGTTGTAATTGAAGAAAATAGACCAGATATTTTATTTCATAGTGTAGATTATCATAACCAAAAAGGACATCTTCGTTATGATAACGGTATAACAAAAAAAGTTTATTTTACAGCAGAACCACCTCATATTCATAGACCCAATTATAATGAAACTCATTTTTCTTTTGGGTATGAGGATACTGGAGATGAAAGAAATTATAGACTTCCTCTTTGGATCCTTCATCTTAATTGGTTTAATGTTCCTCATGATGATAATAGAGATCAATCGTATCTTCATTCATTGGAAGAATTTTTAGCACCAAAAGATCCAGAAAAAATTCTATCACAAAAACAAGCATTTTGTTCTTTTGTTAATACACAACCTTTTGGTAAAAGAGTAGAGTTTGTTCCAAAATTACATCTTAAACAATTTGTTCATTGTGCTGGGAGAATGTATAATAATACTAATGGAAATATAATTGGTCGTGGTGATCAAAGATGGAAAATTGATTATTTGAAAAATTTTAAATTTAACATTAGTATGGAAAATTGCCCAGATTATGGGTATGTTAGTGAAAAAATAATTCATTCTATGTTTGCAAATTGTATTCCAATTTATTGGGGTTCAAATGCTGTTGTTGGTGATTTTAATGAAGAATCATTTATAAACTGGCACCAGTATGAGGATGATGAAATTGTTGTAGATAAAATTATGGAAATAGATACAAATTATGATTTGTATGCTAAAATAATTAGTCAACCTTGGTTTAAAGATAATAAAATACCAGAGTTTGCAAAACCAAAAAATGTTATTAACTTTATTAAAGAAAAAATCTTAAAATAGGAGAAAAAAATGCCATTAAATCCAAATGCTTCTGAACTTATTGAACGTAGAGGAGATAGGAAAATTTTTATTGAAACGGGAACCGCAGATGGAGATGGAGTTGAATGTGCTCTAAATGCTGGGTTTGAAGAAATTTATAGTATTGAGTTGAATCCAAATCTTTTTGAAAAATGTAAAGAAAGATTTAAAGATAAAAAAAATGTCCATTTAATTTGTGGAAGTTCTGAAGAAGAACTTCCAAAAGTATTAGAGAGTATTAATGATCCTTTTGTTTTGTGGTTAGATGCTCATTGGTCTGGTGGAGATTATATTGGTGAATTGATGAATGTTTATTTACCGAAAGAAATTAATGCTATACAAAAATATTCGGAAAAATTTAATGATAGTGTAATTATGATAGATGATATGAATCATTATATGGGGGATAAAAATTTCTGCACAGAAATTGAGAAACTAATTAATGATATTAAAAAAACAGGATCAATTGAATATATTGAATCTTATTGTTCTACTCATTTGGTTAAATTATAATTAAATGAATAAAAATCAATTAGTCATATCAAGATATGGTGAAAATTTAGATTGGTTAATGAAATGGAAAGATGAGTTTGACATTATTGTCTATAATAAAGGAGAAAAAATAGATAATAATAACTATACAGTAGTTGAATTGCCAAATTATGGGAGAGAATCTCAAACATATCTTCATCATATTGTAGAAAATTATGATTCTTTATATGATGGAACAATATTTCTTCAAGGTGATATAAAAGATATTGGTATTAATGTTTTTAAAAACTTAATGCAATATGTTGTTGAAATTGAAAATAATGGATTTTCTGCTAGTAATATTGGATTTTTTAATGAAACTTTATGGAATGATATTGACTTTCTTTCCGATCCAAGATATAAATCTCAGGTTGAAAGTGGATTTTTGAAATTAAGTGAAATCAAATTTAAAGATTATGTGCAAAATCATTTTAATAAAATACCACAAATAACTCCTGTTTGTTGGTGTGGATGCTTTGGGGTTAGAAAGGATTTTATTTTATCTAGAACAAAAGATTTTTATCAAAGACTTTTGGAGTCTTTTCCTAATCATCATAATCCAGAAGAGGCACATTTCTTAGAAAGAATGTGGGCTTATATTTTTACTGAAAATAATTGGAATTATTGATAATTTATGTATGATTACTTAATTGTTGGATGCGGTTTATTTGGAGCAACTTTTGCAAGACTTGCTACTGATGTAGGAAAGTCTTGTATTATTGTAGATAAAAGAAATCATATTGCAGGGAATTGCTATACGGAAAATGTAGAAGGAATTAACGTCCATAAGTATGGACCTCATATTTTCCATACAAGCAATAAAATAGTTTGGGATTTTGTAAATAGATTTGCTGAATTTAATAATTATATTCATTCCCCAAAAGCTTGGTATAAGAATAAAATATATTCTTTGCCATTTAATATGAATACATTTTATGAATTGTGGAATACTGCAAATCCTCAACATGCAAAGTTAATTATAGATTCTCAAAAATTTAAAGATTTTCCTACAAATCTTGAGGAACAAGCATTGTCTCTTGTCGGTAAAGATATCTATGAAATTTTAATTAAAGGATATACCGAAAAACAATGGGGAAGACCTGCCACTGAACTTCCTTCTTTTATTATTAAAAGACTTCCTTTAAGGTTTACATTTGATAATAATTATTTTAATGATAGGTATCAAGGAATTCCTATAGGGGGATATACTAAAATGTTTGAAAAAATTTTGGATGGCATTCCCATTAAATTAAATTGTGATTACTTTTCGGATAGAGAATATTATAATTCTTTAGCAAATACTGTAATTTATACTGGATGTATAGATGAATTTTTTGATTATGAATTTGGTAAACTTGAATATAGATCTTTAAAATTTGATACTGAAATTCTAAATGTTGATAATTATCAGGGAGTTTCCCAATTGAATTATACTTGCAATATTAAAAAGTGGACTAGGATAGTTGAACATAAACATTTTGAAAAAACAGATACTAATAAAACAATAATTACAAAGGAATATTCAAAAAAATATGAAGAGGGACTTGTTCCGTATTATCCAATAAATGATGAATTTAATCAATCTATATACAAAAAATATCAGGAAAAAAGCAAAACCTTGAAAAATTTTGTATTTGGGGGTAGACTATCTGAATACAAATATATGGATATGCACGTAGTAATTGAATCTGCCTTTAATAAATTTAAAACAAGTATAAAATAGAGTATGAAATTAAACAAAGTTTTTGTAATTCATTACACTAGATTAAAAGAAAGAAGAAAAAAAGTTTTAGAAATTTTTAAAAATATTCCTATTCAATATGAATTTATTGAAGAATATGATAAAGATGACTTTACTAAAGAAATTGTAGACCAATTTTATAAAGCAGACAAAGATATGTTTGAGCATAAAATTGAAACTGCTTTTAATCCTCCTGAATGGGATTTGAGAGAAAATTGGTTTAGAGTTTTAAATGATGCTGAAATTTCTTGTACTATTAAGCATATTTGTGCTTTAAAAAAAGTTTCAGAACAGGAAGATGATTTTTGTTTAGTGGTTGAAGATGATATTTTGCCTTCATTTGAAAATCCTTTTGATAAAATAGATTTAATAATTGAACAAGCACCAAAAGATTGGGATGCAATTTTTTTGGGTCAAGGTTGTGGGTATGATTTTATTTCTTCCAAAATTGATAATTTAAAACAAATTAGTGATAATTTATTTTATGTTCCTCCCCCTTCTACTAATTGTGCGGAAGCATATTTAATAAAAAAAGATACTGCGAAAAAAATCTATGAGTCAATTATTCCTTTTCAACTTGTAAGTGATTGGGAATTGGCATATCAATTTTATAAGTTAAATATGAATGTGTACTGGTCACTCCCATCACTGTTTTATCAGGGATCTAAAAGTGGTGATTATAATTCAACTTTGAGGTAATTAAATGTCTTACGGATTGCATAATTTGGATGAAAAAATTTTAAAGATTTTAAATTTTGAAAATGGATTTTTTGTTGAGGCAGGAGCAAATGATGGGATTTCCCAATCAAATACTGCTTTATATGAATTTGAGTATGGATGGAAAGGTTTATTGGTAGAACCTAATTTTAAAAAATATCTTGAATGTAAAGCACATAGAAAAAATTCTATAGTGGAAAATTGTGCTTTAGTTAGTCATAATTATGATAAAAAAACTATTACTGGCAATTTTAATCATACTGGATATGCAGAGTCATTGACTGCAATGGTTTATGATTCTGGAGATTGGTGTGATGAAATTTTAAAAGAACATAAAGATTTGATTGCAAATGATTTAACAGAGGTCCCCGCAAAAACAATTGATGAACTTTTGGAAAAACATAAAATAAACCATATTGATTTGTTTTCCTTAGATGTAGAAGGATATGAAATATCTGCACTTAATGGATTGACTTTTGAAAAGGTTTCACCTACTTATTTTCTTATAGAAACTGCCAGTTGGGATCATAGAAGAAAAGTTATAATAGACTATATGATATCAAAGGGATATTCCATAGAAATGGATGATGAACTTGGAGTTAATGACATACTTTTTAAAAAGAATGATATATGAAAAAAATAGCTTGTATTAAATTTGCTGGATTGGCATCAGGAGGAACTGAAAAATCATTGCAAAACATTGCGATGATTCTATCTCAACAAGATGATTATGTTGTTGATTATTATTATACTAATGCAGCACCCTTTTTAAATCATTGGTTTGTTCACCCAGACAATGATGAAGAACGTAAACAATGGGTAGAATCATTCGGTATTAATACAATACCTGTTTATGTTGAGTCTAAAGACGGTCACAATTCTCCATTTATTTGGAATAATACTAATTTTTGGGATCTTTTTAATGAAACTGATTATGATGTAATCCAAACTGCTAGGGGTGGATATTCAGAATACCCTTTCAATTTAATTAACAAAACAAAAATTGTTGATAGCATTCATGGGGATGGGGGAGAAGATAAAGATAATATTGTAAAAGCAATTTTAATATCAAACTGGCAGGCAAATAAATGGGCAAACAATGGAGGTAATATTAAAAAGGCAGTTGTTATACCAAATTTAGTCTCTGTTCCTAAAAAATTTAAATCTAATCTTAGGGAACAACTTGGTATTCCTGAAGATGCTTTTGTTTATGGATTTCATCAAAGAGATGATTTAAATCTTTTTTCTCCAGTTTCTCTATATGCATATTCAATGATATCTGATTCCAATAATCATTTTATTTTACTTGGAGGAAGTACTAAGCACAGAGAATTGGCAAAGCAATTAGATTTAAAAAATATACACTTTATTGATTTTTCATCAAATCAAGAATTAATTCATAATTTTCTTAGTGCAATTGATGTATACGCACACGCAAGAATTGATGGTGAAGTTTGTTCTGTTGCAATAATTGAGGCAATGTATCACGGAAAACCAATTGTTACACACCCAGGAACTGTATCTATGGGGCATTTGGAGCAGATAGACGGATGTGGTTATATGGCATATACTGTTGAAGATTATGCAAATAAACTTAAATCAATTCAAGATAATAAAGATCTTTATCGTGAAATGAGTGAAAATACATTGAATAAATATTTTGAAAAATACTCTTACGATAAAGTAAAACAACAAATTATTGATCTTTATTCTGAGATTATATAAAAAATTAATTTTTAAAATTGAGGATTTAGTATAAAAATGAAATCATTAGTAACTGGTGGTGCTGGATTTATTGGGTCTCATATTGTAGATAAACTATTGGAATTGGGACATGATGTAATTGTTATTGATAATGAATTTTCCGATGTTCATGATCAATTTTATTGGAATACAAAAGCAAAAAATTATAAGTATGATATTCGGGATTATGAAAATACGCGACCTTTGTATGAAGGTGTAGATTATGTATTTCATCTTGCTGCTGAGGCAAGGATTCAACCAGCAATTTTAAGTCCTATTGAAACAGTTAGTATTAATTGTGTAGGTACTGTTACAGTCCTTCAGTGTGCTAGAGAAGCAGGAGTAAAGAAAGTGATTTATTCTTCTACATCTTCTGGTTATGGATTTAATGAAAAACCAAATCACGAAAATCAACGAGATGATTGTTTAAATCCATATTCGGTATCTAAAGTTGCTGGAGAAAAACTCTGCAAAATGTATAATGACTTATTTGGTCTTAAAACAATTTCCTTTAGGTATTTTAATGTTTATGGTGAAAGGCAACCTTTAAAAGGACAATATGCTCCAGTTATTGGTATTTTCTTACGTCAACGAAAGGATGGTGAACCTCTTACTATTGTTGGGGATGGGGAACAACGTAGAGACTTTACACACGTATCTGATGTAGTTCAAGCAAATATTCTTGCAGCAACAAAAGATATTGATGATGAATATTATGGTGAACTTTATAATGTGGGTAATGGTGTGAATTACTCAATTAATGAAATTGCAAATGTTATATCTGATAAACAAATAAATATTCCAGCAAGAATTGGAGAATCACGAATTACTCTTGCAAATAATGGAAAATTGAGAACCATTTTTGGATGGAGACCTCAAGTAAATTTAATGGATTGGATTAAAACTCAATGAATTTATTGATAGAATATTTTAGATCCCCTGATTATCAGAGGCATAGTGAATATCTTACTTGTATTCACGAGAATTTGGAAAATGAGTACATTGAAAAGATATATGTTTTCATTTCTGATGATTCTAAATTAAATTTTAAATCAGATAAAATAGAAATAATTCAAAGAGAAGAAAGACCTACTTATAAAGATCTTTTTGAATTTTGTAATAAAAATTTAAAAGATCAAATTTGCATAATTGCAAATGCAGATATTATCTTAGATGATAGTATTGCAGTTGTAAAAGATGCTGATTTGGATAAAGTTTTTCTTGCTTTAACTAGATGGGAAGTATTTTGTGAAAATGGTGAATGGTGTATTGCTCCATTTAACAATTCATCGTCTCAAGATGTTTGGTTGTTTAAGACTCCAATCACAACAACTGATGAGATGGAATTTACTTTAGGTAAACCTGGATGTGATAATAAAATTGCCAAATTAATGGCAGATCAAGGATATAAATTAAAAAATCCAGGCAAACAAATTGTTTCCGCACATTACCATATTTCTGGTCATAGAAATTACAGTAATACTGATAGAATACCTGGTCCATATCTTTGTTTAGTTCCAAATGATGATATTAATGAAGAAACGGAATATATCGAAATTGATGGATTCGATGAAGCAGGAAGAGCATATAGGATAGAAAGGAAAAGTGATAATTGATACAATTGGGTGCTTGACACCCCTTTCTTTTTGCTATATACTTTTGTAATGTTTCGTAACAAAACGTAAATGACTGTAACAACTAATGAGTTCGGGCAACAAAATATGTTTGCTAAAGAACCTAAAATGTATGTGTCTCAATCTGATGCAGAACGTTATGCACTTGAAACTCATAACGAACGTGCAGAAAAACTGAATGGACGTGTTGCTATGCTTGGATTTGTTGCTGCACTTGTATCTTATGCGACAACTGGACACCTCTTTTTTGGTGTAATCTGATGGGGGAAGTAATTTTTACTATTACTAGTATTACTTTCTTTGTGCTTCTTGCACATTCTGTCAATCAACTTTCTGAAACTTACTAAGGAGAAAAACAATGAACGAACGAGCAGAACGTATTAATGGTTGGTTTGCTATGATTGGAATTATGGCTGCTATGGGTGCCTATGCACTGACTGGGCAAGTGATTCCTGGAGTGTGGTGAGACCCTAACATAATTAAGTATTCCTACTTATCTCTACTCTAAATATGGGTGGAGATTTTTTATTATATGCCTAGAAACGAATTTTCAAAAGAAGAAATTAGGTGTCATGTTGAGAAGTTAAAAGATCAGTTGTATAGAGAACAGATTGGTTATGGATCAGACCCAAAAAGATTAGCAAACAAATATCTCAATCAAGTTCTGGATAAAATTCAGGAGTATTATAGATGATATATTATTTTGCTGCTTATTATGGAATTATTTTATTTTTGATTTTAGTAAAAGCATCATCATCTAAATAAAATAGTGTTATAGATGAGGCAAAATGACCTTAGATCTTCATAACTTTTTTAAGTATTATGATGAGAATAATGCAAACCATGTAGCAGCAGTTCAATGGTTAGAAGATAACCTTCCTGTTGAGTTTATGGATGACGCAGATACCGATTGGATCGGAATGTTTAGAACCAAACCACCTACCCCAGCAGTTCTTGACGTTCCATATTTCAACCAAGTAGATAACTACAGAGATGCTCATAGAACTTGTAACAGTTCATCGTGTGCTATGTGCCTTGCTTTCCTCAAGCCAGGAAGCATCAAGGGTGATGATGAATATGTTAAAAAAGTATTTGCGATTGGTGACACAACTGACCATGCGGTTCAGACAAAGGTTCTCGCAGGTTATGGTATTAAGTCACATTTTAGTTACAATCTTTCTTTTGCTGACATTGATAAGAGTCTTGATAGAGGAAAACCAGTTGTTATTGGTATTTTGCACCGTGGTTCTCTATCTTCTCCTACTGGTGGGCACATGTGTGTAGTCATCGGTAAGACTCCAGATGGTAAAGGATACTATGTAAATGATCCATATGGTTCTCTAAACGATAACTATACTGGTCCAGTCACAAATGGTAAGAAGACCATTTATACCAAAGCAGTTCTCAAGCATCGTTGGTGCCCAGGAGGAAACGATGGGTGGGGAAGAATCTTCGATTGATTTTAAAAGAAAGATTCTTAAGATCATAAAAGATCTTACAAATCACGGAAAACATAAAGAAGCAAACGACCTTTATCAAAAGTATTTCGGAGGAAACAATGGCAAGAATTGATTTACATAACTTTTTCAAATTTTATGATGAGAAAAACCCCAACCATGTCAAGGCAGTTCAGTGGTTAGAAGATAATTTACCAGTCAAATATCTAGAAGATAATGTAGATTGGGCAGAGATTTATAGAGGAAAAAAGGGTAATGCGGCACCAGCATCAGGACCATCTGTTGCCGCTCCCGTAGCAGGTGGTGACGATATGCCTATGATGGGCCTTAAATTAATCAAAGAGTTCGAGGGATGCCATCTGAAAGCATATCCAGATCCTCTCTCAGGTGGACTTCCAATCACAATTGGTTGGGGTTCAACTCGCAAGAAAGATGGATCTGCATTCCAAATGGGAGACCAAATTACACAACAAGAAGCAGATGAACTTCTGATTAGTCAGTGTAAGAACCAGTTTCTTCCATCACTTCGTAAAATTCCACACTGGAATGAAATGTCTGATGGTAAAAGAGGTGCCCTACTTTCTTTTGCTTATAATCTTGGTGCTGGGTTTTATGGTGGCGATAACTTTAATACTATTACTCGTACACTGAAGAATAAAGAATGGGACAAAGTTCCCGATGCGCTTTACCTCTACAGAAATCCTGGTTCTAATGTAGAAGCAGGACTTGCTCGTAGAAGAAAAGCAGAAGGTGAATCTTGGAAAAAAGGTTAACCACAATCACAAACTACAATGACTAACAAGAAAAACGAAAATGCTATGGGACAACTAATTCGTATATGTATTTTGGGTTGGTCTGCTGCTCTTCTCACCGCAAGTTATTCGGGTGCTCTATCTAAGATGGATCCCACCTTTATTGCGACAGTTTTCACTGCATCTGCTGCTACTTTTGGTATTAATACAATGAAGAAAGGTGGAGATGATGAAGATGAAAAAAAACAAGAACCTAAAAGAGAAGAGTTTGTAGAAACACCACCAGAACCACCTGCTCTTGAAGCACCACCAGAAACTCTTGAAGCAAGAGTTGAGGCACTAGAAACCAAAGTAGAAGATGGTGAAGGATTTGTTCAACCTCGCACAGGGGCATAATGGCAAAATCAGCAAACAAAGGTAAGAAAGGTTCTGCTGGATCCAAACAGAATCAAGGTAATGCTACAGCAAAAAAAGCAAAAAACGGTGGTAAGAAGAAATAATGAGGTATTATGCCAAGAGAGTGGAATACTCCCAAACGTGAATGTTGGAATGCTCCAA